ATATTATTCCCGTATCCGCCGGAAGGCGTGGGGGCCTGGGGGACGCTATTAAATGGGGCGCTGATATTGCCGCCCGTTATCGCCATCTTTTCAGTGGCCAGCTGTTCGCGCCTTTTCAGCACTTCTGGGTCTTTGTTTCGTCTATCTCTCCGTGACATGTATTACCATTTTTCAGGTTGTGATCCCGTCTTTCAGGGAATTATTTAGCCAAGTGTCGAAAAGGACGAAGCCACCAGTTCACTGACGGCCTGGGTGGTTATCGTTATCGGGTTCCCGTTATCATCCACCCCGGCCACTGTCGCCGGGATCTGAAGCGGGATATTCAGCTGTCCGTTGCGGATATCCATCAGGTCCTTTTTTGCCCCTTTGAAGATATCCATCATGAATTCCGAAACATTCTGCATGTTCCCCAGGACATTCCTGATCGTTAAGACGGCGGTCAGCTTCACACATAAAAGGGCCCTGGAAGGATCATCATTCTGCTTTGCAAGTTCCGCGGCGATGTTATACCGGTTTACCAGGGCGCTGGTTACTTCAGCATAGGCGAACCGGGCACCACTCACCAGGCTGTTATTATCTATTTCGTATTGTTTAATTAATAATTGGGATGGGCACCACTGAAGAAGGTCAGCCCCGGAAAGGTATCCCAGGTCCTGGGCTTTTAATTGATCGACTGTAAGCGCCATAACTTAAGTTTTAACGGCCTACCTTCTTCACCAGGGTGACGTGAAGGTCAGCGATGATGTTCCATTCGTGCTGCATGGGATACACTTTGGCTTCCGGGCTTTTATTCTCAAAAGTGGGATCATGCCAGGCATATCCGATAAAAAAGTCAAAATCACATTTCATATTGTAGAATCCATGGGTCAGCTTGTTATCCACCCGCCACTTCTTCCAGAAATAGAAATAAGAATCTTCGATGATGGGCGGGAACTTATGTGTCGGATCCTGGAAGAACCGGGTGGACTTACCATAAGGATGGATAAGCCGCATTTTCGCTTCGGGCTTCATAATCCGGTAACATTCGTCCATGAACTTGATACGCTGTAATCCGTCCAGGTGTTCGAAGAAATGGCTGGCGAAGACCACATCGATGGAATCATCGGCGAAAGGATAGGGGAACTGGGTCAGGTCGTGCACCACATCCACGCTGGGCGTCTTCACGAAATCCACGCCTATCACTTTGGTCACGCCAGTGACTTGCATGTTCGGCTCAAAGAAATCCAGACCGATCTTATTGTCACCACATCCCAGATCCAGGGCCACCAGGTCGTGGGGGATGACAGCTGTCGCCGCCGGGGGAACGGGTAAGCCGTCCAGTTCGGCCAGCATAGCCTGAAGCCGCTGGCGTTCCCTTTCTTTTGCAGAAAGGCCGCCTTCGATGACAGGGGCTATCGCCGGGGTGTTCATGGGAACTACTTTCGACTTAGCGATGACTTTTTTTTGATTTTTCACTTTTTTCTTTATCATGATGTTTGTTTTTTACCAGATTCTTCCCGTGGCCAGATCCATGTGACCGGTCAGGGTCTTTGTCGTGCACCCAAATTTATATCCTAATTTCCCAGCATTCTCAAAAAATTTAAGATCCTGGGTGTAAGCTTCCGCACCGATCCCCGGGGTGTACTTCTGGACCGTCTGGAAGAAGGGTCTTTTCAGGTTCGGATTCTTAAACATTCCGATCCTGAAGACGTTCGCACCCATCCCCAGACCATTGCATTCTGTCACGGCGTTCGGAACCGGCGTAAAGGGGATGAAATTCAGCGGGAAATGTTTGGGGTTGCCATAACACATCGGCTTACCCAGTTCACCCTTAGTATGGTATAATGACCCGATCACGTCATAATCGTTCATATCGGGGTATATCTTCAGAAGCCAGTCCGGCTGGACAATATTGTCGTGTTCCAGGGTGGCCATAAACTTCCACTTCGAAAGTTCGGGATGGGCCAATATCTGATCCACAGCCCAGCTGTAAGCGGCACCCACTTCCATATCCGTGACAAAGATCCGGGTGAACTTCTGGTTCATAGGGGCCATGATGTTCATCCAGTTCTGGACCACCAGGGGATGGACGCCAGTGGAATAACAGGGCATGACCAGGATGGTGGATAAGTCTTGCCAGGATTCGTCATGGGCCACGCCATCAGGATTCTGGTACTGATAATCTTCGATGATTAATTGTGGTTTCTTCATGTTTGTTTATTTATAAGTTGCAATTATAGCATTCCATACGCCCACGGTGGACAGTACGTTCTGAAATTTCCAGGTGGTCGTAAAAGTCCCGGTGCTGCTGGCCTTGTACAAAGCTACGCCAATCCCCTGACTGAATGGTGGCCCGGATCCACTGGGCGTCACAGCACCCTGGGCGGTCAGCTGGACGAAACTATTGGACCAGCTGATCGTGGGCCTGAAGTCTGAAAAAGGCGTGGATAGATTCATCGTTCCCACGGCGATAATAATTTCGTTCGCGGCGGTGGTGGTCGGCGTGGTGCCGAAGTTCATGACATTGCCATTCACGGAAGAATTCGTGGTAAGATTGACATTTTTATCCGCCGTGGTGTATCCGGAAAATTCGATGGCGATTAAATTCCATGGCGTATTCCCGCTGGTCGTATTTATGGTGATGGACGTTTCTGTCCCGTTCGATATTTTACTGTAAATAGACGTTTCAAGGTCCTGGACCAGCGTGGCGTCCCTGGACCAGCCGGTGGGTATCGTTAAGGTTTGTCCGGCGTTAGCGATCAGGATTAATAAGTTCCCGCTTTGGGGTGCATTGGCAAAGGTCACGGTCTGGGAAGAAGCATCAGCCGTAGAATTTTTAATTGCGTACTGGACGAATAAACTGGGTCCAATAGACGGCCATAATATGGGTGCTGTTCCCGGCATTTAATTAAAAGGTATTACTATAAAATTGGACATGCAAATTAGCCCTTTGTGCATTGGAAGCGGAAGTCATATTGATATTTCCATTACTCATGGACGCCGGTCCCGCTGACGTGGCGGCGGTATAGATACCCTGGAATAAATAAGCCCCACCCATGTTCACGCTGGTCGCACTTCCGATCGGTGCAAAGAAACCACCGGAAGCGGCTGAATTGATCGCATTGTTACCGAAAACGGTATAGGCCGCCCCGGTATAGGTGGAAGCGCTGGAAATCACCACGCCGATATAATAGACGCCGGGCGTGATATTCACGTTCATCGGAAGTGTCAGGGCTCTCATTCCCTGGATGACGGTATTGTTCGAAGTGGATCCGGTATGTTGTACCGTGAAGGCATTAAGTGCTGATCCTGAAGATGCCAGGGACAGTGTGGATCCGTTCAGGGTATATACGCCCATCCACAAAGAAAGATTGATCGATCCCGTAGTGGCTGACGTGTTCGTCTGGGCGGACAGGGATCCGGCGATCAGGGCCGCTGTGGCGGTGACATTATAGGGGATATAGACTTGCTGAATGCTTAAAGATCCCTGGCCTATCGTATTAAGGGACACGAAGGCGTCTTCCATGCCATCCCACCGGCTTAAAGTCGCCGGGGCGGGGAAGCCCATGGAAAGGGTGGATCCGTTCTGGACCACAGAAAGTCCCCCAGTGGCGCTTATGCTGGAAGTATTGGGCGCTGAAATCTGGATGGATCCGTTAGAATAGCCACCCGTCATCGCCCCCAGGAAGTTATAAGACAGCGTTCTGGCGTCAAAAGTGGATGAACTGTTCTGGGTGGTGTTCCCCAGGGCGTACATTCCCACGGTCTGGTTAGACTGGGCCGGGATGGATCCTGTTATCGTGGACCCGTTAAGTCCGAAACTGACGTTGTTACTGTTCGAAAAGACGACCGTCTGAAGGTTATTCGAAGTCGTACCGGCGGAAACATTTATGGCACCACCACCACCAGGGGCGGCGACACTCAAAGACATGCCATTACTGTAAACCGTCCCGGATATGTTTGTCCCGCCGATTGTGGCGCTGGAATTACCCATGATCCACAGCTGGGACTGGCTTCCGGACTGCATGGCGGTCGTCAAAGCATTGGGGGCGGAAAACTGGATAGACCCGTTAGAATAACCGATTGTCAGGGATCCGATCGCATTCAGCGAAAGGACACTGTTCGCCAGGTTAGTCGAACTGTTCTGGGTGGTATTGCCCAGGGCGTAAAGACTTACACTTTGGTTTACGGATCCGGAAATCGTCTGGCCATTGATCGTAAAGGACACGCCGTTCGCATTCGTAAACCTGGCCGTACCAGTGGATATACTATTCGCCCCATCGTAAAGGACCACGCCGCCGCCACCACCAGTCTGGGATATCTGGATGGATCCATTACTGAATCCGACCGTGATATTCCCCACCCCATTGAATGACAGATTCGAAGCATTTAAGACGGTACTGGAATTCTGGGTGGTATTGCCCAGGGCGTAAAGCGATATGTTCTGATTGGACTGGGCCGCCACAGAAGCCGAAACGGTCTGTCCGTTTATGCTGAATGACACCCCATTAGCATTCGTGAAGCGAATGGTCCCGGTTGAAATGCTGTTCGCCCCATCATAAACGGCCTGGATATTACTTTGGGTCTGGGCCGATTGTGCCGGGTAAGAGACAGTTGCCGTCACTGTTCCCCCGTTCAGGCCGAAGGATATACTGTTCGAATTACTGAAGACGAAAGCGGACAGGTTGCTGGAAGTTGTCCCCGCTGAAAGATTGATATTACTCAAAGTCACAGCATTGGACAGCATGGCTGTCGTCAGGGCGTTCGGGGCGCTGAACTGGATCGATCCATTGGAATAGCCTATCGTCAGGGATCCGATGGCATTTAACGATACAGCGGCGGCACCGATCACAGATGAACTGTTTTGGGTCGTATTACCCAAAGCATAGAACGAAATATTTTGATTGGACTGGGTGGGGACAGTGTAGGATCCCGTGAGCACGGAATTCCCGGAAAGTCCGAAAGCCAGTCCATTGGAATTGGCGAAGGTGAAGGCGGAAGCATTCAGCGAAGTGGTGCCAGCTGACAGGTTAATATTGGAAATCGTCACGGCGTTCGACTGCATGGCCGTAGTCAGATAATTGGTCTGGACGGTCGCTGTCACGGTGGATCCGTTAAGACCGAAGCTGACGCCGTTAGAATTACTGAAGACGACCTGGCCCAGCGCCATCGTAGTCGTGCCGGCCGATAAGCTTCCCGCCGCCGCCCCACCTACTGAAGCGGTGACGGTGGAACCATTCAGGCCAAAAGACACCCCATTGGAATTCGAAAAGACAAAAGCGCTCAAATTATTCGAAGTGGTCCCGGCGGACAGATTTACAGCTGTCAGGGATGTGGCGATCGATCCGGTGACAGTTGACCCGTTAAGACCGAAGGACACGTTATTCGAATTACTGAAGACAATATTCGAAAGGTTCTGGCTGGTGGTACCAGCGGAAAAATTGATATTAGTCAGACTGGTGGCGATGGAAGCCGATATCGTATTCCCGTTTATGCTGAAGGATACGTTATTGGCGTTCGTAAAGCGGATCGTCCCGGTGGATATGCTATTGGCCCCGTCATAGATCGCCTGGATATTGCTTTGGGTTTGTGCTGACTGGACAGGGACAGAAACCTGGATGGATCCATTTGAGAATCCCAGGGTCGCCGCCCCCAGTCCGTTATAAGACAGGTTGCTGGCGTTCAATACGGTGCTGCTATTTTGCGTAGTGTTCCCCAGGGCGTAAAGACTGATATTCTGGTTAGACTGGGAAAAGCTGGCTGTGACAGTGGAAATATTCAGCCCGAAACTGATACTATTGGAATTACTGAATACCACCTGGCCCAAAGCCATGCTGGTGGTCCCAGCTGACAGGCTACCAGCGGCGGCACCACCCACGGAAGCCGTGACAGTAGATCCGTTCAATCCGAAAGAAACGCCATTCGAATTACTGAAGATGATGTTCGAAAGATTCTGGCTGGTAGTTCCGGCGCTGAAGTTTATGTTCGTCAGTGACGTGGCTATGCTGGCGGTGATCGTAGATCCGTTTAATCCAAAGCTTACGCCATTGGAATTCGAATAAACCCATTTAGAAAGATTCTGGGAAGTTGTTCCCGCTGACAGGTTAATATTCGAAAGGGTGACAGCATTGGAAGCCATCGCTGTCGTCAGGTAGTTCCCGGCACTTTGAAGGGCTGTGGTGATATTTGACGCCAGCCCCCAGGTGATCGTGGATCCATTGGATGATGATGACAGGCTGGATCCGGTGGCGAAACTCATAGCCCCGGTACTTCCATTTATGCTATTGACGACCTGGTTACTTTGCGCCGCTGTGGTCAGGTAATTCGTCTGGACAGAAGCCGTCATCGTCTGGCCGTTCATCCCGAAGGACACGCCATTGGAATTGGACCAGACTACTGTCCCGGAAGTGGCCTGGGCGGCACCAGCGCTGATCCCGCTGATCCCCGTCTGGGCGGCACCGGCATTGACGGAAGCATAAATACTTCCATTGGAATTACTGAAGGAAACGCCGTTCGTATTGACAAAATTCAACGTCTGGAAGGCGGATGATCCACCCTGGGCGCTGAATGCCTGGTTACTTTGTGAACTAAGGAACGCCGGGAAGTTCAGGGACAGTCCGCTGGAATTGGCGGTGACGGATACGCCGTTCGCCGTCAGGGCGGTATTGGTCCCCATGAAATTACTTCCGGCATTGGAAGCCATGGCGGTCGTTAGATAGTTAGTCTGCACGGAAGCGGTCATCGTGGATCCATTCATCCCGAAGCTGACCCCATTGGAATTACTGAAGACGATCGCCGATAAATTCTGGCTGGTCGTCCCACCGGAAACATTGATATTGGAAAGGGTGACAGCATTGGAAAGCATCGCTGTCGTTAGATAGTTCCCCTGGCTTTGGTAGTTTGTGAAGACGCTGGCGGTGACGGTGGATCCGACATTCCCGAAGGTCACGCCGTTCGCATTGGAAAAATACCAGTTAGATCCGGCCGGACCTTGCTGTCCAATACCATTGGACACATAAATGTTATACGCCATCGCCGGGATCAGGATATCCGTGGTCAGGTTATTATAGACTATTTCGATATTGACTTCCCCCATCTTATGGCGTTGTGACTGATTTAGTTACAAACATTTTCCCGTAAATCGGCGTGATGATCGTTCCATTTGCATCCGTTTCCTGAAGTTCGTAGTAATAATTCCCCCCGGGAATGGTCAGTTCTTTGGAAACATTCACGACATTATGCCCGGTGCCGGTGACGGTGATGGATCCGTCCCCAGTCGAAGCTGTCCAGTCTGGGGATGTGGGTGGGGTAGTTTCAACAAGTGATTTTCGGACAGTAAGAAGGAAGGTGGAAGTGTTTTTCGCTATGGGGTTTCCAGTCCCATCTGTGAAGGTTAATTGAAGCGCAAAGGTATTATCACTGTAAGCCAAGATATCATAATTCGCACCGGCTATCGTGTTTAACTGGGGAACTGGCATAAAGGATGGAAATTCCTACGAAATTAGATCGCATAAATCACAAAGTGACTTTCGGCAACCTACTAACCGTGGACAGCCCACCCGGGGCCAGGCGGTTGTGGCGGTTCACAAAAAGGGAATATTCATCCGGGAAAGCCTGGTAAATGAAGTCTTTCAGCGTATCGGTTAAGTGACCGTTATGTTCATAAGACGGGCCGCCTTCATAATCCGCCTTACGGATCTTCAGGATCCCGCCATCTTTATCGGTCTTCGCTTCCAGGTAGTCGTTAATCGACTGCTTACAGGACCGGCTGATATGGATCCTGGCGAAAGTCAATTCCTGGGTGAAGATGGCATTACAGAATTCACCCATCGACCGGACTGGCGGGGCGTAGGGATGGATCCTGTCCACCGTCCTGAAGCCGGCCAGGATCAGCGTTTCATCGATGATCTGGAAAAAGCTTCTTTTCGCGTCATCGATATTGTTCCGGGACTTCGTGGACCGGTCGCCATACCAGAAGACGGTTCCGACATATCCGATCGACTTCAGCCAGTTGACGATCTTCCTTCCGGCCGCTGAAGCGGTATTTTCCGGATCCGAAGCGGGAAGTTCATGGATCTGGTTCACGTCCCAGATCGTCTGGTTATTTTCGAATTTCTTTTCCAGCTGCCAGCATGTTATGGCGATATGTGGATAAACATTCGAATCCATGGAAATATGGATCGTGGTGGCCGGATTATAGGGAAGGATCCGGGAAGCATGTGTCTTTTCATTGAAGCCGCGAAGGAATTCCCCGCCTGTCTTCCTTCGGGCCCACAGTCCCAGGCAATAAACCCGGTAAGAATATTCCGACACTTTGGCCAGTCCTTCGTAGTAGGCTTTCCGTTCCGGTGGACAGTATCGGTTATCGTAAAAAGTGCTGTGGGTGGCCCGGTATGTCAGTTCGGCGATCGTGCCATCGTTTAAGACTTCGGTGATCTTCCTGGTGAAATTTAGATCCTGGATGGGGTTTCCGTTTTCTTCACAGAAATAGCGCTTATAAAGCCAGAAGTCTTCGTAAGCCTGGCCGCCGGGGATATCAGGATTGAAGGAATAATCGATCTGGACTTTTTGCCGGTTAGACCGAAGGGATGTGGTGATGATCGTCCAGTCTTCTTCTTCAATGTCGGATCCTTCTTCGATCCAGGCATCCGTGGGATCCGTCAGTGACTTGATCTTTTTGGGGTCATCCAGACCACGGCCCAGGAAGACGCCGCCAGATATACACCTTATTTCCAGGGGATGGGTGGTGAAGATGAAAAGCCCGGAAATCTTCCATTCTTCCACGATCGACCTAATAAGCGCCCACTGCGAATCTTTCACTGTATTCGCAACCTTCCTGATCAGGGCACATTTGAAGTGCCTGTTCGATAAACACTTCAGTATCTTCCGCTGTGCTATATCCCGGCTCTTTCCGCTGTCCCTGGACCCATAAAGAAATTCTATATCGTAAGTATGATCCAATAGGTGGCGGTAAACGGGAAGGGAAGCTTCCGGGTCGTAGTCCACCGATATTTTTTTCCGGTAAACCCTGGTTTCCATATTTATTCTGATTTTCCAATCCTTACGGTTATTTCAGCGGCCCCTTCTTCGAAGCCTATTTGTTGTGGCTGTACTGCTTTTCCTTCCCACCGGTCCAGGACGGCGTTGAACGCCTGGGTGGACCTTTCTTCGATGGCCAGATCGATCTGACCCTGGAACATCAGGGCCAGCTTTGGCATTCGCCAGACTTTGCCCCGTGGATCCGTGTATGTCCCCTTATTCTTCAAAAGCCTGGCCAGGATCGTCTTACTGTTCAATGTTCCCGGCGGTTTGCCTGTCTTATTCCGTACTTCCCCTGGCTTCGCTGGGATCAGGTTCGCCATGGATCTTTCTTTCGGGGTCATTTCACCTATATTTTTTCAATTCATTTTTTGCCCTAAAACTCTAATAAATGTACGTTTTATTCTAATAAACGTACCAAAATTAAGCGATTTCGTACAAAAAAGCCATCCGGCAAAAGATGGCTTTTTACTCTAACAGGTGACCGCGGGTTCCCTTCGCGGAATAAAGATACAAAAGGCCCGGATAGAAATCCAGGCCGATAATTGATTAAATATTGACTACATGAAAGACTTATGGCGTTCCTGGACGTGGAACTTTGGTGAACACCAGATAGTATTCTTCGCCGGGAACGAATTCCGTGAAGGCGGTCGTGGCTTCATCCACGGTAATTTCCAGTGTTCCAGCCGGGGTCAACTTTGCATAGTCGGCATTTTCACCGTCTTTTCCGTAAATGGCGGTGAAGTTGAACCTTTTGCTTTTCGACATTTGGCTGTGGGAAGCCGGGAATTCCATTACTGTCGCATAATTGCACTTGAATTTTGCACGTACTGACATTTTAATGAATTGATCGGGTTAATTATTTAGCCACTTTTCTTTGTAAAGGTAAGAAAGCCGGGGAAATAGGCCCCGGCTGGGTTCGTAAGTAAAAGGTCTGCCTGTTTTTTACTTCGTTTATAATAGGGCCAGATCAGCCTGAAGTTGCGCCATATCGAAGCCGCTGGGGGCCACGATCGGGTTTGTCTTGCGGTTGCCATTGGAAGCGAACCATTCCGGATCCAGGATCACGTAAGCTTCTTCCACGTAGGCGTCCCAGAACCTGTTCGTCATCTTCATCTTTTCCCCCCAGGTGATGGCGAAGGTCACGTCCTGACCGTAAGCGGTAAGGATCACGCAATGGCCACCCCAGGAAGCGGGTGTTGAATCCCCCGTCAGGGATGGATCCACCACGTCCCACATTTCGGTCTGGTTCTGGGCTGTCAGCGGCATGTTTATCCCCAGGTAAATGGATCCGAAAAGATAGATGGCGATCTTCATCTGGACCAGGTTCTTCACGTTCAGGGCCATAAAGGGGCCTATTTTTCGGCCGGCGATACCCACCTTCTGAAGATAGTTCAGCACATCCAGACAGGCGGCACCGTTATCGTTCGCCCCCGTGACGGGATCATATCCGGATACGGCACGATAAGCCACCAGGATATCAGCGTCAGAAGGGATGAACAGTTCCCCGTTCATATTGGTCCAGTTGACGATCTGGTGACCGGCGGCGGCACATGTACAGTCGCCGATCTTATCATTTAGCATCATCCCCCAGTTTTTGAAAAACCAGGAATAAGAATGGTCTTTCGGGATGGGTGGCAATTCACCCGTTTTCAGGTACTTAGCGAACATCAGCGTTTTATCGCTTACGATGGCTGGCTTACGGCCCAGCTTCACACTTTTGGGATCGAACATATTAATAGTTTTTAGTTTGTGATATCAATTTAGTTACATGCTTAAATCGTCTTCGTTCCTGACGTGGAAATATTGGCGGCACTGGTCACGCAAAAGCCGCATTCTTTCCGATCCGTCATCGTGAAGGATGATGACCCCCTGGGTGGAATATTTCACGTCCGTCAGGGGATTATACCAGTTATCCTTCAGGATCACTTCCCGCTTCCCGTACCGGCGGTCTTTGAAGCTTCCATGGAAATAATGGACGGCCGTCTGTTCCATGACGCCCATATTCTTCCGCCACGCCTTCAGGGCTATATCTTGCCAGTTAAGAAGCTGGCGGCGGAATTCAGCCCCGTATTCCGGCGGGATGGCCTGTTCCATGAATCCGATGATCCCGGCCGCCTGATACCAGTCAGCGCTTCCCAGGATACAGAAATCGATGTTCCCACCCACTTCTTCCAGTTCCTTACGCCGGTAAGCCCAGGCCCCGCCGGGTGGTCCCCAGTCATCGCTGGCTTTACCCCCTTCGTTCTGGTATTGCTGGTCACGGTAAGCCAGATCCACAGCTGGAAGGAAAGCCCGGGGCTTTTCAAATATTTTGTTGCTGATCTTTTTGCCATGGGAACTGAAATCCAGGCCGTGAAGCCACCGGGACGCGAAAGACATTCTGGTGTTTATCACCTGGCCGTAGGGGCCCAGATAGGTCACCTGGTTAAACATTTGAATGACCGGATAGTGCTGAAGCTTATGAAGACAGTTATCCACCCAGTTCGGATCCAGGAAGTGGAAGTCAGCGTCAGAAAAACAAACATATTCCCAGTCTGGCGGAAGGTATTGCATCCCCAGGTTCATGGCGTTTTCCTTTGTCCAGATTTCTGAACTGGTCCGGCGCTGGACGATGATGTGATTTTCATTATAGGGTTCTTTGATCACGAATTCCCGTTCCCCGAAGGCGTATTCCACCGTCACCAGGACAGCCCCGGAATCGATCACATGCTTTTCGAAGGCGAAGTAAGTGTTCCACCTGGACAAAAAGCGGACCTGGTTTATGATGGCGGTGATGACGTAAAGCTTTTTGTTTATTTTGTCAGGCTTCTGAAAGGGAATCCGGGTCTGAATGGACATAAGAAATATTGAAAAATGGTGGGAATTAGGTTAAAATTAGAAGTTTTATTTGAACAGATTTCGAATTGATTAGATTATTTTTTTGTGATGGCGTGGCTTTTTATGCTTTCCATCATCGAAAGTCGGATGGGCTTCGATATAGTCATTACATGGCGGACAGCACCCTTCCATCTTTTCCACGTCCAGGACCACATCCAGACCCCTTCCTTCCGTGTGATTGACGACCGTAGATATCCTGGTACAGACCGGCGACTGGATCTTACAGAAGGGATCCCGCTTCAGGACAAAGGGATAACAGACTTTTTTCAGCTGTTTATTGATTTCCTTCCGCTTTTCGCCGCGAATATTGATCTTTTTCTTCTTTTTTGCCGCTTTTTTTGATTTTTTATCCTTTTCCCGCTTCAGGTCTTCCGGGGGCTTCCCGCCGATCGGTGCCAGACCTTTGATGGCCCGGATCCGGTTTACTGCATTAATGTCCATTTTTAAGGATTTTGGTGATCGTTAGGGTGGAATCGCTGTCGTTATAAATAACCATGTATTCCGGATCCAGGGGCGTGAAGGTGATCGAATCGCCATGCTGGATAAGCTTCAGGACGATCCCTGGTGGCTTCCCGGTATCCAAAAAGTGCATATCACCAAAGTCACCGTATCCCCGGGCGGGTTTCTTTTTATATTGACAGTATAGATCGGTGGTTAATCCGATGGTCAGGATGATGAAAAAAAATAGCGCTAATCTCATAAATTTAAGTTTAAGGTTCTGGTGATTAAAATAGCTGTATTCCCCTGAATAAGAACGGCAATGATCATTTCTGTTGAACCGGTGGCGTTTATCATCGTGGAACTGATTTAGGTTTTAGCTTTATTCGCCAAAGGGCGACTATTTGATTATAATTTCTTTCCCTGAAAGTATCCGGGATATTATAAAAAAGCGGTGTCCCGTGAAGGTTAATCTGTAAGACTATCGGGAAACCATAATATCTTCCAGGTTCTATCCGCATGATCGCTTTTTTAAGTGCTTTATCCCAAGCATCTAAATCTCCCCAAGTTTCAAAATCGTTATTATCTTCTGCGGCAATTAGTTCCTCTAACGCTTTCCTCAATTCCCCTTCTCCTGTCTGGGGTTGTTGGCTTTGCCATTGGATGCCATACTTTACGCCACCTACAAAATCATTTACAACAACGCGGGCTTTTCTGCCACGTTTCTTTTCTGATTCAGCATGTGCTTCAAGTGCATCATTGATTTCGCTGATAGGAGGTAACGCTTCCCTTGCTTCCGGGGATGAATGTTTGTCTGTCATGGGTTAATCGATATTTCCCGGATCGATCCGGCTTGTTGGTGAAGTCATGATATGATAAGTCGGGAAATTTTTGCTTTTTTTATATTTCGCCCCACATAACATCATGTTATGGATCAATTCGAAATCGTGGCCATATTCCGGAAGTCTTTCTGGCATCTGCTTTAAGAATTCCGTCCGGATGATCACGGCATTATCCCCGATATATCCCCACTTCAGCTTGTAATTCTTCCTTTCCCCCAGGACAAAGGAATCGAAGTACACAAAGTCCAGATCCGTCCCTTCGATCGCTGACAGGTAGTTTTCGATGTGGTGTAGTTCGACCAGGTCATCATTAGCCAGGAACATGAAATAAGTGCCGGTGGCGGCCTGGATGGACAGGTTCGTGATCTGGTATCCCCAGAATCCGCCATTCTTCCGCTGGTTCCAGGCTAAGATCCGGGGATCCTTCAGAAGTTCGGCATGGCGGTCGAAGTAGGGACAGTTATCCCCCACGATGAAAGCTTCCCAGTCCTTTTCCGTCTGGTTCAGAAGACAGCGGATCATTCGCTGGGTCCGTTCCGGGCGAAGGTAAACAGGCATTGAAAGGGTGACTTTTGGCATTTATTCGTCTTTGGTAAACTGAATGTAAGCGATGGAAATAAGTACCAGGAACAGGCCGCCGATCATCAGCACATAAACCCACCAGGGATAAGCGACCGCGGCCCCGCCATCCGGATAGACTTCGAAGTCACCCACCCCCAGCGCCATGGCGATCTGGCCCGTGATGATCATCAGGACCCCGGCGATTCCAGCCCACTGGAACGCCTTAAAAACAATATACTTTTCGGCAAGGGATTCATCTATTTTCATAAGCTTTCCCGCATGTTTATGGTGTAAGTTTCGTA